GCAATGTCGTAAAAAAGATTGTTACAGACTATTTGAAATCAGATAAAGAAGTTGTTGTAGAAGATACGTTTGGCGAACAACAAATAGTATTTCCATCATTATCTCCAACAAATGCTTTACAACTTTGTGCAAGCAGAGCTATATCTCAAACAAACCTTTCCTCATCATATGTGTTCTATGAATCTTTAGATCAACAGTTTATATTTAAAACAATTGAGCAGATAGTTAAAGATGCAAAAAATAATTTAATTCAAAAATATACATTGAGTCCTCAAGAGTTTGGAATTGACACTGGTACAGGTAATTCAAGAGAAAATGAATTTACAAAGATTGTAGCCTTTTTGCCCAAGAAAAGGTTTAACACAATTAACAAATTCAAAAACGGATTACTTGATAGTGAGCTATTAGAGTTTGATATCATAACTAAAAAACAAACAAGTACAAAATACAAATATAGAGAGATGTTTGATAGAGTAGAACATATGGACAATCGATCATCTGGTAAATTAAATACTGATGTGTTTTTAGAAGAATATGAATCTAAATCTCAATTTGATGCAACAAGAGCGGAGTATAGTTATGTTGTTGCTGATTCTTCTAAACTACCTACTCATTTTGAAAGATCATACGGATTCAAAAAAATGTATGTTAATTCCATAATGGAGAACTTAACAACAATAGTTATTCCTGGTAATCCACTAATGAGATGTGGTCAAATGTTAGAAATTGATGTTCCTGTATTTGCTGGAACAACTGATGGACTTCAAAACGATAATTACATGTCAGATAATTACTTAATAACCAGTATGACAACAACTATCAGTGGCGAGAGTGCATATGCTATAACTGCTGATGTTGTTAAGGATAGCTATTTAAATGAAATTGATCTGAAGGGTGCGTTGTAATGTCTTCTTTTTTAGGGTATGATGGATTTATATGGTTTATCGGAAAAGTAGAGGACGTTGATGATCCTCTTAAATTAGGCCGTGTAAAAGTAAGAGTAAATAATGTTAATACTCAAGACACAACAATTCTCCCAAAAGAAAAATTGTTATGGGCAACTCCTGTCCAAGGAATTAACAGCGCAGCTATACAGATAGAAGATGGGGATGACAAAAGAGAAGTAGGTAGATCACCAACTGGTATTCTTGTTAATACTCATGTGGTAGGTTTTTATGCTGATGGTAAATCAGCTCAACATCCTTTGGTTATGGGTACTTTTGCTGCTAACCCTGGATATACTCAAGATGATCCAACTAACAATGAATTACATGAAGTAAACAAATTATCAAGAGCCGATGAAGATTATGAACATCCAGTAATAAAGAAGAAAAATGATGCAAGGACAAAATCAGTACCAACAGCCAATGACGGGACTTCGTGGGATGAACCAGAGTCAGCCTACAATGCCATCTACCCAAAAAATCATGTTACTGAGACAGAATCTGGCCACATTAAAGAGTACGATGATTCAGTCGGCACTGAAAGAATACACGAATACCATAGAAAAGGAACTTTCTATGAAATTGATGCAGATGGCAATAGATCAACAAGAATTGTCGCAAACAACTTCACCGTCGTGGCTGGAACGGACTATGTCAATGTTCAGGGGGATGTAAACTTAACTGTTGACTCTAATTGTAGAACGTATATAAAAGGTAACTGGAATATACAAGTTGATGGTAATGTCGTAGAGAACATTAAAGGTACTATGACACAAACAGTTGATGGTACTGTAAGTGAAACATATAAAAATAATCAAACAACAAATATCACTGGTACACTTGATTTGGATGCAAGTACAGAGATAGATGCAGATGCAGGGGTAATTAATTTAAACTAATGGAAACAATTTGGCATATATTACTGACAGTTTGTATAGGAAGCACTTGTTTGGAACAAGACGTACAATGGTTTGATAAAGAAGAACAATGTAGAGAGATGTTACCAGTCTACGTAGGTGTACCTGTTGACGGAAATTGGGATGAGATTCAATATGAATGTAAACCAGTAGGATCGAGAGGAACATAATGCCAGGACAAGTAAGAGTAGGATTAGATTCACATATTGGACATGCTAGTCCAACACCAAACCCTTTTCATAAGACTTCTTATGCAGTTGGAAGTCCTAATGTATTTGCTAATGGTGCAAAGGTTGTAAGAAAAGGAGATACTACTGGTTGTGGGGATCCAGCAGTTGGTTGTTCTCCTAATGTATTTGCAAATGGTATATGTGTACATAGAAAAGGTGATGCAACAGGAGGACATGCTTCTTGGGTTCCAAATGCTGCAGCAACAGGATCAGGGAATGTTATTGTAAATGGCTAATCCAGACTATCTTGCTATTGCTGATCAAATAAAAGATACAGCAGTTGGATCAGATGAAAGAGCAGCATTAGTTGCTCAGTTATATGTTTTTGAAGAACCTTTGACTGAAGCTGAAGAAGATATATTTGGATTTATAGATAGAGATTATTTTGATGATAACCCAGGCAATGATGATGCAGGAAACTTTGTAAGCTATATTGGTGTTTATTATAATCAAGCAGGAGCAAACACAGGATGACTATTACCAAAAGAACAGATAAGGGTAGTGCTCTTACCTTTGCTGAAATGGATGAAAATATTAGAGACCTGAGAGAAGATACTGATCTTACTCGAGTGCTTAATAATGGAAGCAATACTACTCTTGATTTAACAACAACAGGAACAATAACAGCAGATGTTTTTGTTGGAACGTTGATAAGTGCCAATTCTGCTAGTGAAATTGATATTAATACAATCAATGCTGCTAACGGAAGCATCACAGATCTTACCTCCACTAATATTACTGCTAATACTATAGTAACCGATAACATAACTGTAAGAGATCCTGGCCCTGCTTTTGTTATTCACAAATTAAATACACAGAGCATTGCTGATACGGTTGCTGCAGATGTCAATTTTACTGCGCCAGATCAAGCTATAAAACTAGATACACATGGTGGTTGGGATACATCTCAATATATTTATTATGTGTGTCAAGAATCTGGTTGGTATCAAGTAGATCAAACAGTTGTTATCGATGATGGAAACGCGACAGCTAGAGATTTTATAATTGCTTTTTTGGAATCCTCTGATGGAGGATCCAGTTATGAATCTATTGGAGCAAACGGAACAAGATATGCAACAAATGACGTTGCTACGCCAGATTTGGTGATTGCTGGTTTGTTTTATTTAACTAATGGAAATTATTATAAAATAAAAGCATATTACAATAGCACCGAAGGTGGGTCTGGAAACATAATAATTAATACAGATTCAATACAAGGCACGCCATCTGATATGGATGGAGATGGTACATTAACTAGGTGGTCTATGTACAAGGTAATGGACTAGCATAAATAGTTAAAAGTAGAGGTATAAATGGGTAAATTTTTAAATAATCATAATATTCCATCAATGGAACCATGGGATATTGCTCGTTATGTTTTAAAAGATACTGACTGGACACAGCTTCCAGACAGTGGTCTTACATCGACTTGTAAAACAAACTTTGCTACATATAGAGTTTCACTAAGAGCAATTAAATCTTCTGAGCCAAGTCATGCTGATGTAACCTGGCCAACAGAACCAACACTTGAATGGGAGTAATAGATGGCTGACTCACCGGGTAGACAGATAGCCGATATGATTCAAGTCCACACTGGACTTCAGCAACATGATGAAGGTTTTACTGGTGCATTAACGTCTTTGACGGATGTTGATTTCACTGCACCTGCCAATGGTGATGTTTTAAGATATAACTCTGTATCTGGTAATTGGGAAACAAACCCAACCTTGTCGACATTCTCAACATTTAAATACACTTCCTTTAATGGTCAAACAACTTTTGAAGCAGGTAATACAGATACAGGAGCAGTACTGAGCTATTCACCCGGTAATATTTTAGTCACTATGAATGGTATTGTACTAGAAGACGGAACAGATTATACAGCTTCAACAGGTAATACAATTGTTCTTACAGCTGGTGCAAATGCCGATGATGAATTAAACATATACGCATTTAATACTTCAGAATTGACAGATGTTGTTCCTGCAAGCACTGGTGGTACGTTTACTGGCGGAGTATCTTTCACAGACGCTGCAGGCATCACTGTTAGTAGTAATTCAACATTCAGCGATGAATTAAATGTTTCGGATAATTTAAATGTAACTAATGATATATCTCTTGGAGGATCGTTAAACATAGATAATGGACTAGGTGCTCCAGCTATTATTTTAAGTGCTAATAGTATAACGTGGAGTGATGGTAGTTTTCCAACCCAAGGTGGTCCAGGTGTTAGAGCAAGGTATATAGTATCAGGCCAAACCCAACATGCCTTTGCCGGCAGTGCTTTTGATCTTACAATGGGTTCTTCTCAGGAAAACCCATCATTAATTATAAGATTTGCTCCTAAAAGAGATGATAGCGTAATACTATTATACTCGTCAGCATCAGCATATGTTGGTGCTGGTTATGCATATACGACGTTTTTAAGAGCAACATCAACTACTCTTGATGGTTTTTCAGGAGAGACATTGAATGTTGCTGATCTTATGAGAGGTAATGCTGGTACAAGTACCAGCATTGAAACCACTAGATGGCATCTCAATGCTCACTATCACAGAGAAACTATGTTTGGTATAGATGTTCCAAATACAACTGATTTTTTGAGATATAGTATTACAGGTTATGAAAGCAGTACAGGGACTGCCTATTATCCAGTAGATAGTGTTGCATATTTTGAAGCAATAGAAATGGATCCAAGCGTGTTAAGATATAACCCATATGAAGATAACACTAATCATACCACTGCAATAAATGGCGCTGGTGTTGGTCCTTACGGCGCAGTATAATAGGAGAAAGTAATGAGTAAAGCAAGAGCTATTGCAGACGCGTTTGAAGCTGATGGTGATCTTAAACTTGCAGCTGCAGATGAATTAACTCCTAGAATTGGAGGCGCGTTTGTTGGAACAAACGGTGAAAGTAATGGCCAAACAGGATCTGAAGATATTTTTAGAATCCACACAAGAGTTGTAGATGCTGAAACAACCATTCCAGCTGGTAATAATGCAATCTGTGCTGGTCCTATTGAGCTCACAGCTAACCTTATTGTAGAAGGCACATTGACTATAGTATGATTAGACTGTTTAAACAAAGCGACTTACATGATTTAGTAAAACTATCAAAAGAACATGCTGTTCCTGTATATACTGATGAATATGATGAAGACTATCATTGGGACTATGCTGAAAGACTTATAACAACATGTAATGAATGGAAAAGAAAAAATTATGGTTATGGTTTTTGGGAAAATGATGAATTAAAAGGATATCTGTTTGGTAGTTCAGGTCGACCATTTGCATGGAGCGGCAAGAGTGAGGCTACAGTGATTCATTGGTATAGTAAACAAAATAGTAATGTGGGTATGAAATTATTGAAACATTTTGAACAATACGCAAAAGAACATTTACGCGTTGATTACATAGTAGTTGGTGTTAATAATCCTCTAATAATAAAACAATTGTCTGATAATCTTTTTGATAGAAAAGGTTATGAGTTATATAGAAAAGAATATAGGAAAAAGGTGGTATAATGGGTGGCGGCGGTCCAATCATTCCCTCAGATTCGTTTTTTACGTCACATGGTATTTCAGTTAATGAAATACGACCTAATAATCCAGAAAAAGAATTAATCATTGGAGACAATGAAAGCTCTATCCGTTCTGATGGTGGTAGAGTTATTAATTATGCTCATACTGTTTTTCATGGTACTTTTAGCAAGACTTCATCTTTGACTACTGCGACGGAAGTATTAGGATTAAGAACAGTTATGCAAAGAAAATATGACCATAGTGATATCCTTTGTCAATGGAATCTACACATAGGAGGTTCTTATTATCAAATAGCTGGTAATTTAATTTTTGAAAATAAAGCGTCAGTAACCTATGTCGAGCCAAATGATAATGAGGCGGCGGGCTCGTTTAGTTATAACAACGTAACTAATTCCCAAGGTACAAGTGTCGGTCTTAGACCTCAGACTACTTTCAACACTATTAACTATATTAAAGGAACAGTCAATACAGTTTATAGTTCGTTTAATGAAAATGGAAGTTATCTTATACCAGCAAGCCTCCTTGGTAAAAATTCTCAAAGCACGGCTATTTTAGCAACCATTGAGATAAGAGGATATTCTGATTCGTATCCAGTATACATAAACAGAACCCACACAGACTCTGATTCTTACAACCGTGGCCGTCCTATTTCAACCTTTACAATGTTCGAGATTGCATACAATGACTGATTCAGTTTTATACGTTGATCATATAGTAGGAAGACAGGGTGTCTCCGGTGAGGATGCTATACATCTTCCTGACGATACAATAATTGATATTCCTGGTAGCATGGTCCAGTACAAACAAACAGTATTTAGAGGACAGTTTACAAATACAACAAGTGCTTCGCTAGTGCAGGTAACAGGCCTGGATTGCTCTATACAACCCAGATTTAATGATTCATTAATATTGGCACAATGGCAAATACATGCCTCTGCTCAATATTATCAGTGGCAAATGAAACTCAGAAGAGATGGATCAGATATCTCTGGTGCTCTAGGTACCGCAGCTGGTACAAGACCGCCATGTACATCTAATATGAATTTTTATGATGGAACAACAGCCTCGACATTAACGCGTATAATGCAACGGTGTTCTGGAATGTATCTAGATTCACCTGCTACAACCAGTACTGTTACATATCAAATATGGGTAGGTGGTTATAGTGATAGTTATAATGCTCATGTTAATAGATCTCCGCAGTTCTTGGATAATGCTGATTATGATGCGTGTCCTTCCTCTACATTATCTCTTTGGGAGTTTAGACCATGAGCGGTGCAAGAAGATTAAAATCTATGGTTGCAACAAGTGTCATTAGACCAGCATCTAATACTGGTTCTGAAGGTGTAATTACAATACCATCTGATACTAAGGTAAACATGCCAGGTAATATACTACAAGTCAAACAAACAGTTTTTCCTGGTCAATTTACTCATGCGGCTGGCCGATATTATCAAGAAGTTGAAGGTCTTAGAGCAAATCTTACTCCAAAATTTGCAAACTCTTCAATACTAATAAGTGCTCATATTCAGGTTAGTTCTGAGTATTGGTATATTAATACGTTGATAGGAAGAGATACACCCGGTCAAAAAATAGGAACAAATATAGAAGACCCAAATAGATACGGTATTCAATTTAATGGTTCAAGATTTTGGTATGATCAATTAGATACAAGTGTTCCTCAAACCTATTTTAAAGGGTTTGGCCAAAAAAGTTTGAATATGCAATACGGAGCCCCATATTCTTTTGGAGATAATGAATCTGCAAGATTAGGAACAACAATGGCCCACAATAAATATTATGGTACCACTGCTGCAAACGCACATTTTGGATTTTCAATATCATCAATCACGTTTATGGATTATCCTAATACAACAGATGAATGCAGATATAAAATTTTTATTAAAGGATATACTGATTTGTATCAAGTATATGTAAATAGAAACCATATATGGCAAAATTCCGCTACACATGATGCATTGCCAATATCAACAATTACATTAATGGAAATTGGAGGTAACACAAATCCAGCTATGGATGCTACTTCCTATTTATATACAGATCTAGGAGATTAAGGAGAACCCATGTCATCAGTATCAGAGGCTTTAAGAGAATTAGGAGTACGTGGATATGTCTTACAAGATGAACCTACAGATGAGGCTTCATTTAATAGACATATGCAAAAGGAAGTGATTAATAATGGTGTAGCTTCTTTGTCTAACAATCCAGCCAATTTTGGAGTTACTTGGTCCCAAGTAGAGACCAAACTTAATGAGTTGAGGGATTTGGAACCAACAAAAATATTAAGGTTTGAAAGAGACAATCTTTTGAGTTCAACTGATCATTGGGCCTTATCAGATAGAACAATGACGCAGGAACAGATTGATTATAGACAAGCTCTCAGAGACATTACAAAAGTTTACACATCATTAGACGATGTTGTGTGGCCAACTAAACCAGCAGGATAAAAATGTCTGACGGAATAATTTATGTTGATGAGATTCAAGGGTCTGCAAACAATATCATCAGAGTAGCTGATGGTCACGAACTGGTTGTACCTGGTAGAATTATAAATGTTGAATATGTGGAAGCTACTCAATCTCAAAGTACTTCATCATATCTTTTTGATAGTGGTAATGATGCTAATCCTAATACTGCTCCATTAACAGGACCAGGGTACTTCAATACAAATCTTGAAATTGAATATACACAAAAAAGAAATAATACTGACAAAATGATATTTTGTTATGCTACTTGTTCTCATGGTCCTCACGGTGCTGGCACATCATATGTTGATTGTTTTAGAATTATAAAAAGAGATACGGATGGAAGCAATGTAGAAGAAGTAACAACAAATACAAGTATAGCAGTATGGGGTGGATATTATAATACATTGAGATATGCTTACATGCATGTAAGTGATGGGGCAGGAATGTGGCAAAGGAGATTTAGACCAGCTGTAGCGGTGTATGGTTTAGAAGCTAATACTGGACTTGCAGGGGATACTAAAAAATATACGTTTCAAATTGCAAAGCATGTTGGAAATAGTGTTAATAGTAACACACAACATTTAATGTATATGAATAGCTATGATAATGGTAAGTCATTCACAGGATGGGTCGATGTGTGGTCAGGTGTTTCCTATATGTGGATGTTTGAAATAGAAAGAGAAGACACATATGACAACTCTTAAAGCAGACATTATTTCTCCACATCAAAAAAGAGGAAGTGCCTCTGGAATAAAAATTCCTGATATTCTTGATATTCCAGGAAGCATAATTCAGACACAACATAGAATTACTAACACAACAACAACATTAGCTTCACCGACGGCCGGGGTTTATGCTGCTACGGATTGTTTTGTTGAAATAACACCAAAAAAAGAAAATTCTAAAATTTTGGTTGTTTCGCATAATACAATTGGTAATCGATTTGGTAATTCTGTTGCTATGTTAAAAATGATGAGATCTATAGCAGGAGGAAGCTATACTAAGGTTAGTACTAATAGTGCAGGAACAACATCAGGAGGAACTTACAATATGGCTGTAGGTTCATTTGACAATGACAGCGCTACTGGTTTGACTGATGCCGCCATGATGAACGATGCGTTTACTATGTGTTGTTTTGACTTACCGGACACTACATCACAAATTACATATAAAGTATATTTGGCTAGTAATAGTACAGCGCCAGTATACCATAATATTACATCAGAAGATTATAGCTCCTCTGGTAACCAATGGTTTGGAACTTCGTATATTACAGCTTATGAGGTTTCACAAGAATAATGGCCAGTATTTTAAAAGTAGATGAATTAGCAGGAAATTCAAACACTGAGATAATTGTTCCTCAGAATGTTAGACTAGTTGCCAAAGATCAGATAGTGAGGACATACCATAAAGAATCACAAAATGCGTTTACGTACGCAGCAGGTAATGTAAGTGGTAGTTTAGGTTTTGTTGATACTGATCTTGAGCTTACTGTAAAACAAACTCTTCCTGGAACGAAATTTCTAGTACATTATAGAGCTAGTGTTGACATTAGTGTAGATGGTTTAACAAATTATAACTCACATGTGATTCAAACGAGAATAGTTAGATTAGCAAAAAATAACATTGGTACCGGCGGCGCTGATCCGGATAGAGTAACTAATGATTCTTCAAATGCAGATCAATTTACTCAATTTATTCCAGGGTTTGTGATTGATAAAGGCGTGACGAGCTCTGCAGAAGGTGTAAATACTTTAAGATATGAAAACTGGACAACAATAACGAATCTGGGCGCGACGCTTATATGGCATGAGCCTCATCTATTTACAGGAATGGATGATACAGACCTAGATTTTAATACTAAATATACATATAGAATTCAAATTAATGGAAACAATGCTGGGACGGCTGGAGCTCCTATATCAATGAATTTCTTGCAAACAGATAATTGGAATAGGTCATCCCACATAATAATACACGAAATAGGAACATAAATGGCAAGTTATGAACAAGCAATAAGTGAGATTTGCTCTACTCCTTTTGTAACAAGAGGAACAATAACTAATGAGCAAACATTCTTGAACAATTTTAGAACAATTGTCGGTGCTGATAGTAGTATGACAGCTATAGAGGATAGTAATCCAGATAACTGGCCTATCTCATGGAGCGATGTTACAGCTCAGTATGCTGTTATTGAAGCGCGCGAACCAATGGAAGTATTGAAAGCTGAAAGAAATCAAAAACTAGTTGAGTGTGATAAAATTACATTGAAGTATATGTCACAGAATCTTCCAATGCCGGAAGAGTGGAAAACATATATGCAAGCATTAAGAGACTTACCAGATAATTGTACCCCAGTGCTTGAACCATCATCAGACGTGGCGTCAATGCACGGAAAGCAATTAACATCAGCTAGTGTATCATGGCCAACAAAGCCTTCGTCGGAGTAA